GGAATAATTCTGGAGCAATCTGTGTCGGGTCGTATCGTTCGTCTTTGTGTGGAAGGTTCATTTTGGTAAATGAATCTTCCTTTGGCTTCATCAAGTATTCGTTGTACTTTTGTTTTTCGGACACAAGAGTGTCAACTACATCAAGAAAAATTTTCTCTTCTTCTGGCGGAATGTCGCCATTTGCGACTTTAGCCAGAATATATCTTTTAATGGTTGGTGCTGGTTCGCCAGCATCAACATCCCGAGCAATTTCTGCCTCGGTAGACATTTGGTCAGCGCTGTTCAAAAGCGAGTACATGTATGGTGCGTATTGAAGCATCGCTTGCTCTGGAGTCAACTGTGGCTTCTCGTTGTACGTTCCAGTTACAGCACCGAAAATATCGTTACCAAGCAGGTTCAAGTCTGCAGCAGAAGTAGAACCTTTTCCACTTTGATTGGCCACCAGCGTCGCAATCATTTCTTGAATAGTCGCCATACCTTATACTCCTTTCGTTACTTGCCTTTTGCCTTGGGTTTAACCGCTGCAAGTTTAGGGAATTCCTTTGCTACCTGTGCTGGAGTTGCCTCTGGGTTCTTAGCAACAAACGCATCAATACGCTTTATAAGAGCAGGGCTTGTTGCAGTGGCTGCTTGATTGACCAACCTTGTGACCGCAGGAGACTTAGTCGCTGCAGCAGCAATAGCGGCATTGGCTGGGTTGTCTACTTCTGGAACCGAAGCATCAATTATCGCTTGCTCAGCAGCGGTCTTTGCTGTTCCACGACCCTTAGCAATATCAAACTCTCCAGAGTTTATTGCAGCAAGCAGGTCGTTGAGAGCCTGCTGTTGGACGTTAGCAGCGTTAGCCTCGTATCCAGCACGTTGAGCACCAAGCATTGTCGAGCCGTAGTTCCTTCCCATCTGAGATTCTGCAAGCCTGGACAGGTCGGACTGCTGTGCAACTCTCGAAAGCGTTTCATTCAATGCAGCAAATGTGTCAGCACCAAGTTGCCCAGAAATGTTTTCTGCGGCAACTTGTTGATTGACTGGACTTTGGTCAACACCGTATGCAGACAAGTATTGTTGCATTGCATTTTGACTAGGAGTAAAACTTGACTGATAATTTGCGTATGGGTTGTTTGGATTTTGCCTTAAGTATTCATCAAGTGCAGAGTAACCAGTGTTCAGCATGCCCTGTGCTGTGTCATAACCCTGACCAATATTCTGTATACCAGTTTGGTAGTTTCCTTCTATTGCCCCGGTAGAAGCCCTGTTCTGATTCTGCAACAAGGTAGACAGTTCATCCCACGGTTGGTTGTACTTACCTGTTGAGTAATAGTCCTGCAACTGACGAAGTTTCTCAATCGCTATTGCGTTCTCACGCTCGTATTTGTCACGAGCAAGTTTGTCACTTGCTGAAACTGCTTTACCAGTTCCACTACCAACACCCATACTTCCAAATGAATTTCCAAGACCAGAACCTAAAGATGCAAGAATTGAGTCTGCTTCGGCTTGAGCCATTGCATCTTCTTCAGCAAACATATCTTTACCACTAACAAATGGCATATTGCCTGCGTTAACATCTGCGTTCCTTATATTTTGTTGAACACTTTGACCATAAGAAATTGGTCTTGGGGCAACAGCAACAACTGGATTACTCTTTGAAGAAGAGAAACCAGTTGGTGCCTTAGTTGGTTTATCGCTTGGATAGTAATTAGTTACCATTATGCATAACTCCCTGCTCGGTATTTAAGGATGTTTTGTGCATCCTCTTCTATCTGCCTTGCCTTTTCTGCTTCGAGTTCGGCAAGTGATGTATTGAACTGTGTGCGCTGTTGGTTTTCCTGCAAACCAAATCCGTAATTACTTTCATCCAAACCTCTTTGAAGTTCTGATGTTTGCTTTACTCTGTTTCTAGCAAACTCTTGCATTGCTTTATTGAATGCACCAGAACGAACATTCGGAGTAAGCATTCCACGCTGGCCGTAGCCAGCGACAACTCTTGGCGCTTGTTTATCAAAACTTTCATTAAGTTCCATTAAGTCACGATTGCCACGACGCTTTGACAAAAAATTACTGTAAGCATTCATAGCACCAGTAGCGCCATAGTTTTCTACCAAACCACGACGACGTGCTTCAAACAAACTTGGGTTGTATGCCATTATCTATCATTCCTTTGATTTGTGTACGCACTACTCTGTGGACGACTCTTTAGAGTCTCCACCTCTTTCTTAATGTCCTCAATTGCCTCAACCAACGACAAAGTAATCTGACGGATAGCCGTAGCATCCACAGAAGACAATGCAGTGATTGCGGGAATGTGAAGTGCTTCTTTCACCCAAACACCTGCCCTGCAATAATCACCGAATCAGATTGAAGCAAGTTTGTTTCTAACTTTGCTTCACTAACAGAGCCGTCAGCAATCTTGGTTGTTGTTACAGCATTGATAGCAAGTTTTGCTGCAGTGATTGCAGATGAATCAATATTTGTTCCATCGGACAAACCATTAACATAGTTTTCAATTGCATCTATGTTTGCATTGACTTCAGAAGCCTCTGCAATTGTTCCGTTAGTAAAACTGTGTGGAATAGTAATAGCCATTATCCAGTAACCTTTCGTGTATTAAATTTGTAAGCAATGCTGTCAATACCCCAGAACAGACCAATTGGACCAGTAAACAGCAATTGCACGGCACGTGCTAAACCAAGATTAGAGCCACGAATAACCTGTGCTCCAGCAGCCTGAACACCCCATTCACCAGAACCCCAGTATCCCTCACCCCAAAGCATTCCACCGGCAGATGCTTCAAGTGAAATATTGAATGTTTTTCTTTCGTTGCCAACTGCTTCTTCAAAGTTGTGAAATACTTTGACATTTATTTGTCTTGCGGTGTCTGTTTGTTTGACAACAAAATCTGGTCTACGCCACATCTTCTTCATTGAATAAGAACGACCATCAACCCAACCAGTTCGGTAATATGAATCAAAGTTTGATTCAACGGTTGCAATTAAATCTTTTTCTTCTGCGTAAACATCAACTTCAAAAACACGAGGAAGGACTGGATGAATCATAAATGGTTTAGATTCACCAGAAGCATTAGTCCAATCGGTTCCACCGATTAGACCATAACCATCTGCTGTTTTATGTGCAACATAACTTCCATTATTAATTGTTGGGTCGTACACAAAAGAGATGGCTGGATAGTCAACAGATGTTACTTTAGAAAATGGCATTGAAAGCCAGACTCTATCATTAACATACGAAACACTTATCTTGTCATCTGCTGTTGAGTTGATGTAGCCATCTGGATACATCGACTTTAGGTTTGTAAAAATATCAATTACTTGTGTTCCATTATAGAAATACAATCCCTGTGGATGTGAAAAGAAATAAACACCATTAGGCGCTACGGCAATATGTTCGTGTGCTAACGCACCAAGTTGTGGAGACAACTGAACAACCTGAAAGTCTGTTGTGTCATAACCGTATACAACAAACATTGCTGTTTGTTTGAATACAACAAGTTGACCGCTAACTACAGCAAGGGCGGTAATTCCTTCTCCACCACCCTCGAAGTCAATATAATCATCTTGGTCCCAGTTGTCTGGGATTGATTCAAGTGACCAACGAACACGATTAGGATGTGCCACACCAGCCTCTGTTGTGTTCGCAACAACCATCTTATTCGCATGAACAATAATGTGTTCAGCAGTTGGCATCTTATGTTCCGATGAAGATGGTGAAGTCTGCCACGCATGGGGAGACGAACCAGAAGCAGTCAAAGCAGTAGCGTATGTATCTGTAGTAATCCAAGAATAACCACCACTACCTGCGGTACCAGTTGTTAGATACAAAGTCTTACCCCATGCAGCCATGCACGAACCATGAGTTTGTGCTGCGGTCACATCATTACCAGATGAGTATTGCAGAGTGGTAAAGTTTCCACCAGTTGACTTGTACACCTTTGTATGGTTAGCCAACATCAAGTGCGGTGTTGCACCAGGAAACGCATACAGTTTGTGTGGGTTCCATGTTCCAGTAATTGCTGTTGAGTTTATCTCACGGATTGCACCACGAGTAAACAAACCACCACGTGGGTCAACCTCGACATTCAACATGTCGGGTGACTCGTTGCGCTTCAACTGGAATTGGTCAGCCCGAAGGTTTAGACCACCAGTGAAGTCGTCGTAGCGTTCAACAGATACAGCACTCATTGTCCAAGTGTCGCTCCGAGCGTCTGCAACCAGCGACGCATAGTTGGATACTCTCGACCAGCAGACATAATAACCGGCTGTGCACTTGATGCTTTCATCAAGTCACGGCGAGCAAGGCCAACACCTTCTTCAAATGAACGCATGTACATAGCAGACAAATCAGAGTCTTCCTGACGCTGATAAACCCGTGCAATCACAAAGTAAGGAAGCAGTGCATGAAACCACTCATCAAGGTCAATTGTTTCGTCTACATTTGTAAGCCATGTGTACAAAGGGTTACGATAAGCACGAACAGTGATTGGGTAAATTGCATCAGGCTTAGCCCACAACTGCAACTTCTTATCCCAGAAAGAAAAGAAGTACGGTCGGCTGGGAACATCTGTGTTCCCAAGCCAAATCTCTTCAGCATTGTCATACGGAATCAAAGTTAACCGAGCACCCGAGGTGCTCGTATCTACAACAGAAATGATTTCTCGAATATCGCCGATAGTGGCAACGGTGTATTCACGCTGGTTAGCAACCGTGTTAAATGTGTAAGTCTCCTGTAGATACGGCCACCTGCGCTCAAGTGAGTAGATGCGCTGAAAGCCTTCACGAGCGAACTGGTCAACGATAGAGTCTGGAAGGTCGGTTTCGTCTAGGTCAACCATGTTCCTAACTTGTGTACGGAGTTGTGTAAGGGTAATGCTCATTTAGCCTCGCCTTTAGAACGTAGATGTCCAATACAGAAATCAGTGCCCCGTGCCTTCGGACCTTCACAGGTGTCGTCGTTGGCTATACAGCGATTGCGCCCGATGTAGGGCGCAGAAGGTGGTGCCAGTTTGGCACCCGCTGTCGGGGCAAGTCGGATACCAGCCACAGGCTGTCCGTACATTGAATGTGCTAATTTGGCATTTTTCATATACCAATAGCCTTATTTGTTACCTACAAAGAAATTTAGGCAGTACGGCGGTAGTTGGTTGTAGAGGGACTTGTTTTCTTTTTTGTATTCTTATCACTATTTCTAACAATCTGAGAACGAGAATAAGCGGGTCTATTGTTCTTACCAGATGAATAACCAACAATTTCACCAGATTGTTTTGTGTAAGTGTATCCCTTTTGTGGACCCATTCCCTGTTTACCAAAACCAGTGCTACCTCTTGCATCGGTACGAGACGTAACTTTTGGTGTTACCTTTGAAGTCACCTTACTGGTTGAAGTACCTGAACCAGCAGCCTTCTTCTTTGGGGCACCGAAGCCTGCACGGCTTACGTTGCCAGACTGGAACTTCTGACGAAGTTCTTTACGCTTTGCTGCGTCCACAGGCTTACCCTTTGCTTCAAGTTCTTTTATTCGTGTTTGAACAAAGAACTTCTGCCGAGCAGCCTGCTTCGACCTTGGCGTTGATGCCATTCCTGCTGTTTTTTCAACAAACGCTTTGCGGTCAGCAACACGCTTAGCAACCATTGGTTTTGCTTTTTTCATTGCCATTGGTAAATTCCTTTACTTATTCTTGTAAAGAGCCTTTACTGGACGCTTGTTCATATCTTGCGAAGCACTCTTGCCTCTGCCTGCTGCATTCGTCTTTGCACGACTTGCTGCTTTTGCCCGACCAGCGGCAACTGCTTTCATAGAAGAACCAGTTGACTTTGACTTTGACTTTGGCTTTGACTTACCTGGTGCAACGCTTGGTTGTACAATACGACCAGAACGAAACATGTCGCCTGGCTTGTACTTGCCATCTTTGCCTGGACCCTTCGCAGCAGCGCCTTTGGCGATGTCACGAATACCACGCTTGCCCGCACCTGCTGCAGATTTACTGGACATTTTTGATTTTCCGTACATTAGTACATTCCTTTGCTAGATGATTTCATTTTTTTGGATGATTTACTTGACTTACTCTTTGGGTAAGTGGAAGTTGTTTTTCCAGCCTTTGGAGTTGCACTCGCATGGCTGTCAAGAATTCGATACTTTACTGGCATGATTCTCCTTAAAGAAAAGGGGAGTGGAGTGTGGCCTCCACCCCCCAATTCAGATTACTTATGCTCGGTAAATGCTTACCGTGTTTGCTGCAGTGAATACCGCAACATACGATGCCGATGATGCTGCTGCAACCGAGAAGGTTGCTGCTACACCAACAAGTGTTACACCCGAAGCACCAGCAGTTACCACGATTGGGTGGGTTGCTGCTGCCACGTTGACTACGGTGAAACGGTAACTTGAACCGACACCTTCGTCTGTGAACGCTGCACCAAGTTCCGCACCAGTTGGTGTGGTCAAGGTACGGCTTGCTGTTGGCGTCATCGTGTAAACGGTTTGTGCGGCGCCAGCGAGCGTTGCTGCTGCTTGTACGGTGGCTGCATCAGTAGCGGCAACAACAGTTACCTTCTCTTCTTTTGCTGCCCATGTTTCAAGACGCTTGCGTGTTACAGCACCGTCTGTGTCATTTGCTAATAGTGGCATTTCATTCTCCTTTTAGGTTAGTTAACTTAGGCGGTCTTTGCCGTGAGTTTGCCCTGCTTGGCACGGTTACGTACTGTCAGGTTGCCGTAGCACATGATGAGCGCATAGCGAGCATCGGTGTCTTCTGGCTTAATGAACTCAGTCTGCGAGAACCACTTGTTGGAGTGACCAACCAAAGTGATGTACTTGCTGTTGAGGAAGTAGAACACGCCTGCGGTGCAGTGTACGTCGTACATTACAGGAGCAGCCTTGAACAACAGGTTCTGGAATCCAGCATCTGCAGTCTTGGTGTCCGTGTAACGGAGGTTTGGCTGAAGCAATGCTTCGTACTTCTCAAACAACGTCTGGGTTGTCAACAAAGTGTCTGGGTGGTCATTACCAACCGAAACGCTGTTGTATGCAGTTGACATTTGAGCAAGAGTCAAAGCAGTTGAGGTGTTCTCTTCATATGAACGCCAGAACTCGTTGCCTGAAGTTGCTGAGTTGATTCCACCAACGGTGTTGCCGGACTCAACCAAGTTGCCAAGGCCGTTCCAGTCCTTGCTACTGTTGCCAGTTCCATCAGCAAAGAACATCTGGTTGAAAGATTCACGCATAGACTCTTCAGCCTGCATAATCTTTGCTTCCAAAAGGTTGATAATTTCTTGTTCGCCGTTGTTCTTGGCTTCTTCGATACCGCTGATTGCGATAGAAGCAGCGTACTGCTTCCAGTCGTACTCAGCAGCCGAAATACCCTCTTGTGGGGTCAAGGCAAGGGAATCGTAACCGCTGTATGAAGCAACAGTTGAGTTCTGACCGTAGATGAGTGGTTCAACAATCTTCGTACCGCCGTTAAGCATACGAATGCGACCCTTGTCCATCAAGGTGTAGGTGAGTGGGCGGGCAGTAAATACGTTGTCTGTCAATTGCGAACGGTAGTTAGCAAGGGTTGTGGACAGAAGCGCATCAAAGTTGGCGTTTGCGGCCATGATATTTTCTCCTTGGGGTTAAATGCTAAACGCTATGTTGCCGTTTTGCGGCTTCGTAGGCATCTCGCAATGATGTGATTGGTTTAGCCGATACATCGGCGCTAGATGCTGATGAGCCACTACTCACAACTGATGCTTGACGTTTTGCCTGAGTAACTTGTGTCTGTTCTTGAGCCTTCTTCTCACGAAGATGGCGAACAGCCGAAGCGTCCTCATACAACCTGTCAAACGCCACTTGCTTGTAAACTGCTTCCAAATCCGAAGAGCCAATGGCGAGAGCCTTGGCTACAACTTCATTGGCATCAAAATCCGAGCCGTATCGTGTTTGCAGAGACTGAACAGTTTTTTCCAACTGGTCCATCGCCTTTTGTTGTTCAAAAGCCGCTAGACGCTGGTCTAACTGTCGGTACTGTTTCTCCACTGGGTCCATGTACAGTTCCTCTTCTTCAGAGGGTTGCTGTGCAACACCATAGTGCTGTGAAAGCAGCGCCAAAGTACCATTCGGGTCATTCTGCAAGGCTTCCTGCAAAGCAACACCGTACTGTACCTGTTTCCGTTGCTCACTGAGTTCCTGCGTCTTGCGGGTATAGTCCGCTTGACGTTGGTAGCCAGAAAGCGCCTCTTTGAGAGGCACTTGAAGTTCTTCTCCACCGACGGACACAGAAACATACTTGTCTCCGTACTCATCAACGGGAAGCAATTCAATTTGCTCCTCAGTGAGGTTTTCAACTACATCTAAAACTTCTTCAACTTGTCCCAAACCTTCTAGTTCAGGGGCTGTGTCCGTACTGACTTCATTGCTATTCATATCGCTCATTCGTTCGAGTCCTCCAAGGTTGCTCTACTAGTATGTTTTTATCGTTACATACCCTGTGGTGGCATTCCGCCACCCTGCATTTGTTGCATTAGTTGGGCAAGTACTTCTGGTGGCAATTGTGCCAATTCAGGTGGCAAACCACCACCCATGTCTGGTGGCATCTCCTGTGGCATGCCTTCTGGCATACCTTGTGGCGGTCCTTCCATCGGTGGAGGAGCACCCTGTGGGGTGATTGGCTGTGCTGGCAACTCAGGTTGCATGACAAAGGATGCGGCATTCTTGATGCCGAATCCGTATTGAAGAACGTAGTTGGCCAGTTTAGGCATGTCAATGATTCCAGTACCAACAAAGGGTGCCATTGCGTCCACAACCTGCATTGCCATCTGACGACGGAATGATTCGTTTACTGGCTGTGTAGAGCCACCCTCTACCTCAAAGTCAAACTCACCCTGAATGTAGTCACGGTCGAATGTCAGCCAAGCCTGCTTGGCTTCAGAACCAGCAATTCTTACAGCCTGCTCACCAGTCATAAACTGTTGAGCAAGAGCAATCAAACGTCGTGCTGTAGCAGCAATTGCCAATTCGATAATTGCCAACTTGTCTGCAGAACGAGCATTGGCTGCGTCCTGGATAATTCCAGCCTCTGTTGCTGTACGACGAATCTCAGGCAATGAACCACGCTGATATTCAGACACACCAGATACACGGTCAATGTCGGAAGAAATAAGGTTGGATTGGTTGTAAAACTCTGGTGGGCTAATTACTGCTGGCATTGGCGTGATAACACCGCCAATTGCTTCATCAGAAATTACTGGAACCATTACGTTGTCTTCGTCCGACTCAAGAGCAGAACGACCATCAGCGTCAAACGCTGATTCTTTGTACAGCCATTTGCGTGAGAAACGCTTACGGTGGTTCATCATCTGTGTACGAGTCTGGTTGAGTTCCATCTGCAATGGTTCAATTGCTTCCAATTCACCCATTGGGTAGAAGTGGTCTGGAACCTCATAGTTGCAAAGCATTACAAATGGATGACCAAATGAAAATGGCATCTCAATTGGTGCGACAAGGAACTTGTCGCTACCATCACAAAAAACCGACATCATTCCACGGTCAATGTCGTAATACTCCCAAATTTCTACATAGGCATCATCATCACCCTCGTTTCGACGAGGGCGAAGATTGCCACGGAAGTCATCAACACCCCACTTGGAATAATGCGACGGGGCTGCTTCGTTTCTTGCTGTTGAGTTGTAACGCTTGTCTTTTTTAACTTCCTTTAACGACCTACGTACTCGTTGTGCAATCCATTTAACATCGGACATTGAAGTTGCATCTGGGTCAACAAACACATCAAAAGGAGAAATACGCTCAACGAATGGTCGGTCTTCTGTAATAATCATTTCTGATTCAGCAATTGACTCTGGAGCGTTTGTTGCAAGTTCGTCAGATGTTTCGTATGGTTCGTTTGTTTTTTCAACAAAACGATAACCAGTCTTAATCCATCCATGACCACAAACAAGCATGTCTTTTACAGCACGACGAAACTCTTTCTGGCAGTCGTAATGTCTCCACCAATAGTTAACAATTGCTTCGGTAACTACAGCATTTGGTGCTTGTTCAAACCTTTTGGCAGATACTGTAATTTTGGGATAGTTAACAGAAACGCCAGGTGCAATTACGTTAATGGTTGCAAAAGCAATGTTGACCAACAATTGGTCTTCTTCTGTGCTTGCCTTGTAGTGCTTGCCACGATACATGTCAATCATTCGTGACCACAAATCGTCGTAGCGCTCTTCACGCCTCCAACGGCGTGACTGTTCAATCCTGTCTCGATATCGTTTAATGTATTCGGAATTAGATGTCCTAGCCATTAGTCCTCTTTCTTTCCTTGATGCCAGCCGATGTGTTGGTCAAGTTTGCTTCCGATTTTGTCGACTTTAATTCCCACAAGTTTGAGCAAATCCCTGCCCTCCTCATGTTGCTGCGTATTTTCCTTTCTGAGTTTTTGTAGTACCACCACGACTGGTCCTGTGATGACCGCCACGACGATAGGAACCCAGACTGCATCCATGTCACACCCACCTGCTTCCGACAGGTTCGGCTTTGATGCCGGCTTCAGCCGCTAGACGCTCTTGTTCTTTAGCACGTTCACGGACTGTTGGTCCGTGGAAATCTTCTTGACCATAAGTGAAACCGAGATTGATTGTACGAATATGGCATTTGAAACAATATGAGCCACGGCGAGGCAGTTCATCAGCCTCAAACTCGGTTAAACACTCTAGACAGCGAAAGTTCTTCATAGATATAAGGTTGATTCGTTACTCTCTTGTATTAAAAGCACCGATTGGTGTCTTCTTTGGTTTTTTTTCCTTGATAATGAATTGCTCCCACCACCCCAAGGTATTCCTTGGAGGTGCTGGGTCGAAACGATACTCGGGAAGCCAGACATACTTTAGCATCTGATTTGTGATTGCCAACGACATCACCCTGTCGTCGTGTGGACTTCCATGCATCTTGCCGTTTGACTCACGCACAAATGTGCGTAACTCAGCCATGGTCAAAGCATCATAAATGGAAATACCCTCATCACGGATTGCTGCATTCAACTCGTCAATTGCCAATGGCTTGGATACCGAGGTCGTTCTCCAACCCATTGTCTCACTAGCCACGGGATTCCTGGCGTTCATCTTGCGCTGTCGGTAGGTGTTCCGATAACCAATCCTTTGCAGACCCTTGATGGTAGTTAAACCGTGATTGTTGGACTCCACGCCAATCAAGGCGTGGTTGTAGTAGTAACCCAAGGCAGACAAAATCTCTTCGCCAAACAAGTCAGGGTCAACGTGTCCATGCCAGTGGGCAACCATCATTCCTGTGTCCGCAGAAATCACATGGGCTGAACTGTAGTCACCATGACCAAGACCTTCTGCAACGTCAGCACCAATGACATAGTTCTCGTGCAGGTTTGGGAAATCCCAAACTGCCAAAGCACCACCATCTTGAATGAAGTTGTAAACATTCTTTCCGTAGCCCTTTTTCAGGTATCCACGGTCTGGGTCAATCGGTTCAATTGCACGGATTGCATCTAAGTCGAACACAGGACGACCAGAACGGATAAAGGCTTCTTCTGGGTCTGATGGGTACTCTTGCGCCAACTGCCAATCAGGCAAGTCACGCTTCTTGGCTTCGTACCATGCCTCGTCACGGTCTCCAGCAGACCAAGGAAAGAATACTCCTTGGAATCTATTTGTTCCGTTCTGTGAACCAACCCACAGCGTATGGAATATGTTGCCCTCACCATTGGCTGTGCTCAAACAGATAACACGACCGCCTACGTCGGCAATTGGTTCAATAGATGCCCATGCTTCATCAGGGTTAGGCAAGAACGCCATTTCGTCGATTACCACACGGTATACCGCTTCACCACGAGCAGGGTCGTTGCCTGATGGCAAAGACTCCAAAGAGGAGTCGTTTGCAAACACCATCTTTAGTTGGTTATCAGACAGCAAGTCTGGACCACGAACTCTCATCCAAGGTGGCAACATCTTGTAGCCATACTTAGTCTTTTGCAGCAACTTGGATGCTTCACGCTCCGTGCGTGAGAGCATTACCGTAAAACGGTCAGACCAGAAGAATGTTTCCCAGAATGTGAACGCAGAAGCAAGAGTAGAGAATCCAATCTGACGGGCTTTGAGCACGATGCTATATCGTGCGTCAATCCACACACGGACGGTCTCCTCTTGCGCTTCACGCAAGACAAACTTAATACGCCCACGCTCAGGATGGCGGATAGTCCAATAGGTGGAACAGAAATGCGAAAAAGCAGCCACCAATTCCTCGGTGGTTGCTTCTTCACTACCTTTGCACTTACGCCACTCCTTCTCGTTGAGAAGGTCTGTAAGTTCCATTAGATTTTCTTAGGGGCTGCCTTCTTGGCTGCAATCTTCTTTGGGCTTGCACCAAAGGCTGCATCAATTTCATCCTTGGTCAATACACCGTCGATGCTTGCCTTGGCAAGACCTTCGGCAACCTTGAAAATTGAGACTGCACCAGCAATCAACGCTGACTTCCAGACTTCCAAGTCGGGGGCGATAACTGCAGCACCAGTGACAACGCCGAGGGCGTTAGTCAGAAACAGTGCAACAATACGGCCAGCAATATCTTTTGCCTTATTCATCATTCTCCTTGAAGTAAACACCCAGTAGGTGTATGAGTATTGCGATAAAGGTAATTCCCCAACCCAATGTCTTAGTTTGACCAGACAACGTAATAAGCACCATTCCAGTGCCGGCTAGTGTCCAAGTCAATGCGTGGATTTCGGAAAGAATCTTCTTCACACCATTAGGTGCATTCGTTACGG